GATCTGGACAGGAAACAGGCGCGCGAGAACTTCCTCTCCTTCGTCAAGCGGGTCTGGCCCGGGTTTATCGAGGGTCCGCACCACCGGATCATGGCGGACGCCTTCCAGCGGATCGCCGATGGCAAGCTCAAGCGCCTGATCATCAACATCGCGCCACGGCACGGTAAGTCGGAGCTCACTTCCTACCTGCTTCCGGCCTGGTACATCGGGAATTTCCCGAACAAGAAGCTGATCTCGGCCACCCATACCGCCGATCTCTCCGTCAATTTCGGTCGGAAGGTCAGAAATCTGGTCTCTGGGGAGGCCTACCGGGACATTTTCCCGAATGTATCCCTCAGCGCCGATTCTAAGGCTGCTGGACGCTGGGAGACCAGTGGCGGAGGAGAATTCTACGCGGTTGGCGTCGGCGGTGCGATCACCGGTCGCGGCGCTGATTTGCTTGTTATAGACGATCCCCACGCTGGAGATCAGATCGGCGCCGAACCTCAGGCCGCTGATTTCGCCAAGGCCTACGAATGGTACCAATCCGGGCCCCGGCAGCGTCTCCAGCCGGGTGGCGCCATCGCCTTGGTGATGACCAGGTGGGGTGCGGCCGACCTTTGCGGCCAGATTATCCGGGCTGCGAAGGAACGAGAGGGGTCCGACAAATGGGAAGTCATCAACTTCCCAGCTTTGAACGAACGCGACGAGCCACTCTGGCCAGAGTTCTGGCCCCAGAAAGAACTTCTGGCAACCCGCTCGGAAATCGCTTCGTACAAATGGTCCTGCCAGTACCAGCAGAACCCCATCGCTGTCGGCGCCTCTATCGTTCGCCGCGAGTGGATCAAGTGGTGGGAGCAGGAAGACCCTCCGAAGATCGATTACCTGATCCTGAGCATCGATCCGGCTCACACCAAGGGCAATCGAGCTGACTTCAGCGCCCTGACCGTCTGGGGAGTCTTCCAGACCCTCGAAGAAGGCGGGATGGGAGCGGTCAAGAACAACCTGATCCTCCTGGATGCCGTCAACGAGCGCCTGGAATTCCCGGAACTCAAGGCCAAGACCCTCGAAGTCTACAAGTGGTGGAAGCCTGATACGGTCATCATCGAGGCCAAGGCCGCTGGCTTGCCCCTGTCGCAGGAGCTTCGAGCCATCGGCGTGCCGCTGAGGACGTATACGCCCTCCAGAGGCCAGGACAAGGTCGTTCGGGTGAACTCCATCGCGGATATGTTCGCGAGCGGGATCGTCTGGATGCCGAAACTCCAGTGGGCTGAGAAGGTCGCTGACCAGTTTCAGGAATTCCCCAACGGGGAGCATGACGACCTCCTCGACGCCTCGACCCAGGCGCTCATGTACTTCCGCCAAGGAAGCTTCGTCCGCCTCCCGACCGACTGGGAAGACAAAGAGACCAAGGGATGGTCCAAAATCCCGGAATATTATTGACGCAGAGTAGAGCAGTGGCAGCTCGGTGGCCTCATAAGCCGCAGGCCGGCAGGTTCGATTCCGCCCTCTGCAACCATTTGAAGGATGATAGAGACTCCCCTTTCGCCTCCCCCGCCGTCTGACGGCTCTGGGGCTTCAGTAACACTGCCCCCGGACCCTCAGGAAGGCCAGGGTTACTCGATTACCGAGGACGAGGATGGCGGAGTCATCATCGAATATGAGCAGGCCCAGATGGAAGGGCCTGAGATCTCATTCGAGGACAATCTCGCTAATCACATAGACGAGGGGGAGCTTTCTTCCCTTGGGAGCGAGCTTGTATCTCTGTTTGAGGACGACAAGCGCTCCAGAGAAGATTGGGAAAAGGCCTACATCAAGGGTCTGAAGCTCCTCGGCTTCCAGATGGAAGACCGCATGGAGCCCTGGCCCAACGCTTGTGGTGTATATCATCCGATTCTCTCTGAAGCGATCATCCGCTTCCAGTCCCAGGCCATTATGGAGCTCTTCCCTGCATCCGGTCCTGTTCGGACAAGGATTATAGGGGAGGCCACCGAAGACCGTCAGGCGCAGGCCAGGCGCGTTGAAGAGTACATGAACTATATGCTCACCACTCGGATGCGGGAATACCGCTCTGAGCATGAGCAGATGCTGTTCTACCTGGCGCTAGCCGGATCAGCCTTCAAAAAGGTGTATCAGGACTACGTACTCGGGAGGCCGGCGTCCGCGTTTGTACCGGCAGAGGATTTTGTTGTAAGTTACGCTACCACGGATCTGTCCGTTTCTCCGCGCTACACACACGTAATGCGCCGCACGGCCAATGAGATTCGGAAACTCCAGGTGGCTGGCGTATATAGCGATTGTGACCTTGGGGAGCCGAAGCCCCAGGCCGTCAGCTCCGAGACTCTCCAAAAGGAGTACGACAAAATCCAGGGATTTACCCCTGGTAAGAGTCACGATGACCGCTTCGTGATCCTTGAGATGCATGTCGATCTCGACCTGGCCGGCTTTGAAGACGTTGACCAGCACAGCGAGATGACAGGGATCGAGCTTCCCTACGTCGTGACCGTCGAAAAGGACAGCCGAAAGATCCTCTCTATCCGGAGGAACTTCCGGCAGGACGATCCGCTCAAGATCAAGCGGGACCACTTCGTTCATTACAAGTACATCCCTGGATTGGGGTTCTATGGCTTCGGCCTGATCCATCTTATTGGTGGTATCGCCAAGAGCGCCACCTCCATCCTCCGACAACTCGTTGATTCAGGCACTCTCTCGAATCTTCCCGGCGGATTTAAGGCTCGTGGCCTCAGGATCAAGTCCGATGATTCTCCTATTATGCCCGGTGAGTGGCGAGATGTTGACGTTCCAGGGCAAGCTATACGAGATAACATACTTCCTCTCCCTTACAAGGAACCTTCCGCCGTTCTCCAAGCCCTCCTTGGGGAGATCGTGGATGAAGGACGTAGATTTGCGTCTATCGCGGATCTTGACGTAGGCGACGGAAACCAGGAAGCACCTGTAGGGACTACTCTGGCGCTGATTGAGCGCTCGATGAAGGTCATGAGCGCCATCCATGCTCGCCTTCATGCCTCTCAGGGCTTCGAGTTCTCGCTGCTAGCTGATCTGATCGAGGAGTACACCCCAGAGTCGTACGAATACGACGTACAGGCTGGCCGGCAGATCAAGAAGGCCGACTTTGACGAGCGGATCGACATCATCCCAGTGTCGGACCCGAATGCGACCAGTTTTGCTCAGCGGCTGATGACTCAGACCACTGCGCTCCAGATAGCGGGCCAGGCTCCACAGCTCTACGACCTGCGCGCTCTGCATCGGCAGATGATGGAGACGTTGGGAATCGATGACATAGACAAAGTCATTCCCGACCCAGACAAGGCTACTCCCGCTGATCCACTTAGCGAAAATGCTTCCGCCATAAAGGGGGATAGCCTCAAGGCTTTCGAGTACCAGAATCATCAGGCGCATATAAGCATCCACCAGGCGATCCTTCAAGATCCCAGCCTCCAGCAGATGCCCACCTTCCAGGGTACTTCTTCCCTGATTATTGCTCATATAGCTGAGCATATGGCGTTCCAGTATCGCCAGGAAGTCGCCCAGAAAATGGGGATACAGCTTCCTCCGATGGGCCAGCCGATGCCTCCCCAGATCGAGGCGCAACTGGCTCCCCAGATCGCTCAGGCGGTGCAAGCCGTCACCCAAGATCATCAACAGCAGGCTCAACAGGCTCAGGCACAGCAGCAGATGCAGGACCCAATGTTCCAGCTCAAGCAGCAGGAGGTCCAGATCAAGGCTCAGGATGTCCAGCGCAAGGCTGCGGAGGCCGACAAGAACGCGCAGATCGACGTGATGAAAGCTCAGCTGCGGCTCCAGGGAGAGCGGGAGCGCCTGGCTACCCAGGAGAAGATCGCCAAGGGCAAGATGGCAGTGGATCTGGTCAACACCAGACACCAGTCTGCCGTGGATATGGCCAACGCACACCAGAAGTCTGTGGTCGAGCTTGTGAAGCCCACTCTGCGCGCGCCACAGGAGACCAAGCCAAAGTGAAAGAGCTAAATCTCCACCTCGTTGCCCACGAGATCGCCCATCAGTTCGATGACAAGGGGACAATTATTCTGTCCTACGGAGAGGATGGCCAGATCCGCATTGGATCTTGGAATCTGACTTCGAAGGAAACCATCAGCATCCTCTCGCGAGCGATGCTCTCAGCCCTACCAGATGAAGAGAACCCCATGAGGTACGACGCCTAGTGGACCCACAGGCCTATGCGATCATTGAAGCGAACCGGGTTTGGCTGCGTAAGCAGATGAACGAGCTTGCTGACCATCTGGCCCTTGGTGGGGCGAAGGACTGGGCTGAGTACCAGCACTTGGTCGGAAAGGTCATGGCCTTCGCCGAGGCAGAGCGTGAGTTGATCACTCTCCAAGAGTTGGCTGAGCGAGAGTCCTCGAAGTGAGCGTTCCCCCTTCGGTCTATCCCTTTGACCCGTATACCTACGGCCAGTCAGGGGGAGAGTTCGACTTCGG